CGTTTAAAAAATATAGGGTCTGTTCCGATACAAAATAGCCGAAATGAAATCATTCCTTAAAACGTTTTAAATTTTCTAAAAACTCCTCTTGGCTCATTTGCGAGCTGTTTACGTTGGCATTTAACTGTATGTTATCGCCGTACTTTTTAGGTTTCTTTTTTCCTGCGCTCCACTTATAAGCGTCAATAGCAACACGTGCGTTTGCAGGATCTACCTTGCCCCTCAAACATAACTCGGCAATATAATTCACGTTATCGGCATCAAAATCCGCTGATTCTTGTTTCGCGCGCGCGTATCGCTTACTCCACTCTGGTCTTTCATCAATCCATTTTAATAAATGATTATTAGAGGGCATATCCTCACCTTTTAGAATTTGTCTTACAGGCAATCCATTACAGATACTTTCGATTATCTTATCAAATATATCATTTTTTTCTTTTTCTGTATATCCTCTATTATGCCCCTTCGCCATTATTTTTTCTTTTTATAGTTTCTTTCTGTTTTTTATGTTTTACAACATAATTTTATAACAATGTTTCGAGATAGTCAAAAAAAATAAAGTTGGATTTTCGGAGGTTCTTTTTTCTTTCTTTTTATTGTTCTCTTTTAATCTCTTTTCTTTTCTTTATGTTACTTTCTTTTCTTTTCTCTTTTTTCTCTTATTTTTTTCTTTCTTTTTTCTTACTTAATATAAAAATAAATTTTAAATGTTTATAAATTTAAGTAATCTTCATTTAATTCATTTCCAGATAAATAAACACCTTTATTGAATACTGCTAAATCTTTTTTAATATAAAACGGAGTTCCATTATCTCTGCAAATACGTACAACGTCAAATATAAACTTAGACCAGTCAATTTTTTTGTCAAGTCCTTTGTAATTGTTTAATTTTCCTATTCTTACATGATTAATCCACTTAGATACTTCCATTAATAGATTTGCTGATTGTTCTGGATAAATTACTGGTTCAAACGATGCCCATGTTTTAATTCCACTTTTTGCAAATGTATTTAATGCTACAATTCTTTGAAGTGGTAGTTCTGCTCCTTTTTCCCATAATAAAGAATCTGAATCGTTATCAAATGTGAGTGTAGAACCTATTTTAAATCTATCTCCAAACTTTTTAAATAATTCAATATCCTTTAAGGCTTTAGATGGATTTTTTGTAAGAATAGCCACTTTGTGATTATAAAAATTTAGTATCTCTAAAACCTTTGCTGTTTCTCCATTTTCTGCATTACAATAAGGGTCGCCAGTAAAAGACAATAGTATTTGCTTTTCACATCCTTGCATTTTTATTGCCGATTTTTCTAATGTTGAAAAGTCTAATGGTTTGATAACAGTTTCATGATTATAAGTACTGTTAAATTTTCTAAGCATGTTTGGCACATAACAGTATTTACAACCGTTATCACATCCTTTAAAATAATTCAGTGCTAATGGGCTGTATTCTCTTGCCCGGCCTGCTGGTTCATAAATGTTCATTGTTTTATTTTTTTTTTGGTTTATAATTACAAATATAATCTTTTAATCGTTTCAAAATCAATTAACTATGAAATAAAAGTAGTTTTTATTTTTATCTTTAACTATTCTAAATTTATTTACTTCAAATTTTATAGCAATAAAATACAATAATTTGTTTATCCCATTCTTTGAAAAAAGAGTTGGACATTTATTAATCATTGACTTAGTGAACCCACATGACAAAAGTATATTGTTGTTTATCCTTCCCATCATTGTTTGAATAAAAGTACAATGAATAATGCCTTTATAATTTTTTTCATATAATAGTTCTAATTGATTCGATGGGCTTCCATATGAATCTAAATCTATAATATCAAAATGTGATAAATCCAATGATTTTAAAAATTTTAAATTATCACCTTTTAAATTTACTTTTTTATATTCGTTTTTATCTATTGATAATATGTTTATTTTTTTATTTGTTCTTTTTCTTACCTCACTCCATAAAATTCCTTCTCCGCCAAAAGCTTCAAGTATTCTTATGTTATCTTTTTCGGGTAAAGATTCTAATCTTAATAGTATTTTTTGCTCTATTAACGATAAGTCATTATTTGTCTTAGTTTGAACCTTGCTCATATTCCACCCCCTCAGTATCTTTTATTTTCTGAATATAATCTTGAATATCTATCATTATTTCAGGAGAAAATGATAATAAAATATGTGTTTTTAAAAAGGGTTTTATTTCCACTGTTTCAATTTTTGCACTTGATTTTTCAGTTTCTTCAATATCCAAGCCCCATTCGGCAAGTTCTTCGAAGTCCCACTCATTTGCCAAATCATCCCAGCTCCACTCTCCCATGCTCAAATTGTCTTTGATGACAAACTCCTTTCGTTTATCCTCACTCCACTCATCAGCTAACATTATCCAAGTGTCCGGAATTTCTTTATATTTTAACTCTTTTAACGCACGTAGTCGCATATTTCCACCAAGAGGGTACAACTTACCATCGGTATCGGTAACGCACACCATCGGTCGTTTTTCCATCATTTCAGGGAACTCCCTCAAAGATGTAACGAGTTTTTTAAACTTGTCATCTTTTATTATTCGCGGGTTGTTCGGGTTTAGTTTTAAGTCAGTTATTTTCATTATCTATTTTTTTTCTTACTAAAATTATCCATAAACGTAAGCAATCAAAGAAGCATCTAACATCTCTTGAAGCTCTGCTTTCAAATACTTCTTTGGTAATTCTACTTTTGCAAACTTTTTAATCTCATCGAGCGTTATTTTCTTGTCTTTTCCTTTCCAGCATTTAGCGAGTGGCTCAATTTCTACTACATTAATTCCATAATGCTTGCACATCTCAACAAGTAGTATTCCTGTTTGGTGATTACGGCCGACGTGTTTAGCTATTAAAGATGAAACTCTTGTATTGCCTCCGTGAAAGTTACTTTTTTTGACTAGCCATGAAGCCTCAACATAAATAGTAGCGTCAAATCTTGTTGATACATCTTTTAGAAAGTCCAACAATTCAGGAAAGTAAAATGACGAAGCCGAAATGATTCCTGTGCTTTTGTCATTTATTGCGACACCTGACTTTTTAACGTCTGGGTCAATTCCGATTATTATTTTTGTTTTCATCGTGGCAAATATAGTGTATTATTTATTAATTTGCAAGTTTTTACGTTTATTTTTAAGTTTTTCGCATATTTTGTATTTTTTTGAAATTTAAAATGGTTTTAAATAATAAACTATCATTTTCGTGAAGTCACGAAAATGATAAAAACAAAACTACAATATAAAAATAATTACTTAAAGAGGTCTGTTATAGCCAATTTTATAAAGAATGTTCCTATTTTCAGAGCGCTATATAAGTGTTTACTCTGCAAAGATACAACATTAAATTGTTTTCCAAACATTTTCTCTAATTTAGATTATTTCTAAATAAAACGTTATGCACAAGTTTAAGAAAACAGCGTCCGTGCATTTATTCGCTGTTCTGCTATTTTGAAATAGTTTTCGTCTTTTTCTATTCCGATAAAAGAACGATTAGTATTTTTGCAAGCTACTCCAGTGCTTCCACTTCCCATTGTCAAATCAACCACTAAATCACATTCGTTGCTAAAAGTCTTTATCAAATCTTCGAGCAACAATATAGGTTTTTGTGTGGGGTGATAGCCGTTGTAATCCTTTTTATATTTTAGTATATTGCTTTTGTATTTCTTACCTTCCCAAAGGTTAAATGTGCTTGGGTATTGCTCATTCATTTGCCTTAATAGCTCCGTTCTATATTCGGTATCTATTTGTTTTAACTCTGTAAACAGCTTGAACCCTTCCATCTTATCTATACTGTACCGATTGATTAGTTCGTTGTATGTCTCTTCTGTACATATATCAAATTGTGCAGTGTTCACACGGAACACATGGTCTGCACGTTGTCCGACTTCTTCAATTATGACCTTCTTCGTTCTTCCGATGTGTTCAAATACTTGCTTAAAATAACTTCTCAATGGATGCAATCCCTCAAAATCGTGTTTAGGATTATTTTTACTAAATATCAAAATATCCTCATAAAAACTAACCATTGCTTTATTTACTCCAAGCCCATTAGCAAACGTATCCTTCTCCCATATCGCACGATAGCTAAACGGGATATTCGGAATAGCTTCCGTTATCAAACGCGTTGTGTACGGTTCTTGACTAAATAAAACCATCTTGCCATTCTTGCGTAGAATGCGATTAGCTATCGCGTAGATGTCCGCAGGGTCAATAGCTAAGTCCCACAGATGACCTCCGCCTTCCTTACGTCCATACCCTACGTATTCCTTATCTATCCCAGTCATCGTTCCATAAGGTAAATCAGTCAATATTAAATCAACGCTTCCACTTTCTATTTTATCGCTTTCAATCAGGCAATCCCCGAAATAAAGACGAGAAAAAACCTGTGCATAACACTCGCTATAAGTAATGGCGGTATTTGTGCTATTATCCTCGTTTGTAATTTCTATGTATTCATTTAGTTTCATAATATCGTTTATTTTATTGTTTCCTTGCCCTCTGTTCAATTATCTTTCCTTTTGTGGTAGTTTACCACTTTGAAAAAATAATGGCTTAAAAGGGCTTAAATTAGTTTTTAAAATGGGGCTTCTGTTTGGTTTGCATCCCATATCTTTTTAAATCTTTCGTCGTGTTCGAAATAAATCTTTTTATCCCGCCCCCCTTCTCTACTTTTACCAATAACAATATAACCTCTATTTTTCCACGAATTACCATCTGCATCAACTGCGTTTTCGTCATAGTAGCTTGGTCTGTGTGGAAATAATACAATATCAGCATCTTGTTCAATATTGCCAGATTCTCTCAAATCCTCTAATTTTGGTGTTGATACTTTAACGCCTTTTTGCGGTCTGTTCAATTGAGCTAACAAGATAATAGGTATATTCAATTCTTTTGCTAAATTCTTTAATTCGCCTGTTATATAACCAATTTCAAGGTCTCGAGTTCCAAACTTTAAACCAGTTTTAATCAATTGCAAATAATCAATTATAAGCAAATCTAAATCGCCTTTTCTTGCCATCTGTCGTGCCATACTTTTAATGTTTGTAAGCTCCCTAACATTGCTTCCATCTGCTATATTTATGTTTAAATCAGCTATTTGATTAATCGTTAAATCAATTAATCGCCACTCTTCACTGCTTAATTGTCCTGTTTTGATTTTATAGTAGTCAATTAAATCGTTTTCAGTTATCATACGCATAATGAGCTGTATTTTTGTCATTTCAATAGAAATAAACAGCGGTTTTTTACCTTCTTTTGCGGCTTCTTTTGCAAATTTTACAGCAAATTGAGTTTTACCCATTGACGGGCGACCGCCTAAAACAATCAAATCAGGCGCAGTCCAACCTCCATTTATATATTGGTTTAAGTTATT